CGCGGCGTTGCTTATCCAGGAAGGCCATAACCGCGTCAATATTAAGGTCAGCCTGTAGCTTATCAACGCCACCGTCCGAAGTTACCTTGATTGCCAGGTGTTCCTTCAGGTCCTTAATGAATTCGCCAAGGTCCTGGCCGCCGTAATTTTTCAGGATATAAATAAATTTTGCCACATCACGAAGGACGTCGGCCGTTACGGACGTCTGCCAGTTGATATCGTCAATCAGATCCTTCACAAAGTAACACAATGGAAGTTCTTCATCGTTATATTTCAGCCATGCGATCGGGACTTCTTCCCAGTTGTAAGCCTTATTACCGACGACAAAGTGGCTTTCGGTGTAGTCATTTTCTTCAGTGCCGTAATCCTTATCAACCATGAAGTTATAACCGCCTTCAGGACCAGTTACAAATCGTTTAACGCCGCCAGAATACCAAAATTCGGCCCGTGTGATAGTATGCTTTCGGTTCCCGATATAGATTATCTGGTCATAAAAGCGAATGAAGGCATCCATTTTGGTTCGCTCTGCATCGCTCCATAATGGAATCACTTCTGTCGAAGGTATAAGCATAAACGCCAGTTTCCCATTATCAAAATAAGGCTGTATGTATGCTATACCCGACTTGACGGCGCTTTTCCCTAATCCCTTGATCTTACGTCTGAATGTAGGATCAAAGATTTCATTCAGGGCGTCACCGTATTTCTTATTCCCGGTATCAACGGTCCAGGGTTTTGACAGAAGATAGTTCGCCTTTTGGTCCACCAGCTTTTTCAGGATCGGGTGTTCAATTTTTGTATTTGAACGATTAGCGACATCGTTCGTCTTTCTCTGGACGTCAGACCGGTTCCTGTAATACTGTTCAGCTTCGGCCATGATTTGGTATTGTTCGGATGCCTTGAATTCTTTTATTTCTTCACTGACGATCTGTGCTAGTGACATCGTGGCCTTCTCCGGATCAGAAATAATCATGTTTATCCGGTCCATGACGGTTACTTCTGCCATGCTTTCACCTCACTTCAATATCTCAATCGCCGAACCGCGACGAATTCTTTCAACGGAATAGCGAAGCGCTGCCATAGCGTCGTCCATAAATTCGACTGGTTCGTCTATATATAAACCCGAAGCCGGGTCCTTCTTCCACTTCCATTGCTGGATCTCTTTTATCGTGTTCACACAAGAAGGATGAATGTGTATCTTGCGGCCTTTCAGGAAGTCGATCTGGGCCTTCACGCTTCCCTGCTCCTTTTTCACCGGATATGCCCTAAATCCGGCCTTCTGCCATGTCTTGATCCTGTCAGGCTCGGCTGAATCACAGAACATCTCGACGCGCGGATTGACATTCGCCTTCCGGGCTAATGTAATGATTTCTTCCGTGTCCTTTTCGAAACAATAGACTTCTGAACAGATATATAGTTCGCCGTCCCTCCAGCCTATCCCAAGGATTGCGTTCGCATGGTTAAAGCCGAAATCCTGCCCGTAATAGACTGAATCGAAGCGATCCCTGTCTGTCGGGAAGTCGTGGACCTCGAAATTCGTCAATATCAAGCCGCCAAGTTCTCCCCATTCGCCCAAGCCATACACGCGATAGCCTTCTGGATCCTCTATGGCGCGTCGTTCCATACGCCGGTAATAGGCGGTGTCGATGAAGCGGTTATCCTTGTATGTGCTGTGGTGTGTCAGGACGTCGGGATCGGCCTTATCAAAGTATCTTGCTTTTATCCAGTGGGTCGCGCTAACAGGGTTGAATGTCATCGTAATCTGATAATAAAGGTTAGGGTTTACCGATGATAGATCGCCGCGAAGACGGTCGTCCAGGATGTCAACGTCTTCAGCTTCGAGTTCCGTCGCTTCCTCAATCCATATCCATGTCAACTTTCCTTTTTTGAAGGTTATAGACTTAACCTTCTCGCGCTGGCTTTGGTCCCTCATCCCGCGAAATATTATCTTACTGCCGGTAATCTTGCATTCCATGATTAAAGGATTGAGATTAATCTTCCAAATCTTCGGCGCATAATTGCCGAACATTCTATAAATAGCTGCTTGAAGTTCTGCAAAGGTACTATCACGGTTCGTTTCTTCAATCTTCCTCACGACAAGAAGATTTGCGCCTTCATAGGCCGGATCAGATAACTTCGCGATATAGTCCTGGGCCACATTTACGGATTTCCCAGAACCGGCCGAACCTTTTAATATTCTGTATCGGCCACGCCATTCGTTAACTGGTTTAAATATAGGGTTAAATCTTGCTTTTGTTTGCGCTTTAATCTCCGTCGCCATAATCATAATTGATCACCACCGTGACGGGTACGTTAGATTCAGAATCGGCAGTAAACATGCCCAGATGTTTCCCGAGAAGCTCGAGGGCTTTTATTTTATCAGCAAGCCTTATTTCACATTCCACACCTTCGCCTTCTTGGGTAGGTATAGTTTTAACCTTCACTGAAGCAATAGCGGCAGTATCATCTTCCGACGCGTTTTCCGATAGGGTGGCACTATCGAAGTTAATCACGTCGGCCGCGTTCACAAAGGCAATTCGGGCAAGTTCACGGACCACACGATCCGCATTTATCCCAGTTCTTTTCGAACGCTCGGCCAGCGCTTCATCTACGCGCGCGCGAATGTGGGGTTTTGTCAGGTTTTCACTTCCTATGTCCCTTGCGCTGTTAGGACTGTAACCGGCCCGGATCGCCGCCTGTGTCGCATTTAAATCAATAAGATATTCTTCAACAAACCTTTGCTGTCTTTTTGTTAAGCCCACCTCACCTCACCTGCCTAATGTTTATTTTATATAACAACGGCCCGCGGCAGAGGAGGGAGCCGCAGGCCTGATATAAATCATATGGCCGCTCATGGATAAGAACCTATGGCGGCCTGTTGCGAAAGGGAGTATCGCTAAAGGAGGAACAACATAGCTTATCACAATACTATTATACACCGGCCAACCATTATATTTTTATGATAATTTTAACTTGTTTTTCGCAAATCTTTATAGCTTACCAATCCTTTGGATATTGCCAAATTTACTCCGTGTTCTACAATTTCATTGCGCCATCTAAAAAACGTCGGCTGCGATATATTGAGCTCCATGCATATTTGCGTATAGCCCAGCTCATCAAAATACCGCTTCTGTATCAGCGCTTCATATTCGGTCCCGCGATAATCGGCCAAAATATCTTCTACAACGCTCAGCCACAGCTCCCTCGTGCGTATATCGCCTGTTGATACCTTTATGCCTTTAATCGCTGTCGGATCGCCATGCCTGCTTTTACCTCCGCCTCCACTTTCAAGCTCCGGCGGCGAACTTTCGATTATATCCTGCTTATCATGTTCAAGCTGATGCTTCTCGTCAAAGTAGTTATATAGATAATGCTCAATGCATCTAAAAACCCACTTCGGTACCGTCCCCATAATAATCCTTCTTTCTATTCTGTTTCCTCTACTGTAACTTTTAACGCTTTGCCTTGCATAAGCTGTAACTGAATTATTGCCGCCATTTCTGATTGCGGGATATCCAGCTTCACTCTTGCCCCGTCGCCGTTGCCTGATATGGATATTGCCGATTGTATCGGCGGTAAGCTTGCTATAAACTCTATCATAATACACCCTCCTTTCTGTTTTGAATTCTATATCTATACAGGCCATCATAATTCATCATCATGTCATGTGCCGCTTTAAGCCGGTTCGCATGTTTATCGCAATTAAGTACACTCCTTTTAGCTGTGTCCGGCATAGGGATATGATCAGGTGTTCAGCTTGCTTTTTCATTGCTGCCGCCTGATACTTATTCCTCCTCTCCGCATTTATGTATTCGTTTAGCCCTGGAAGTAAGCCTGGGATTGTTAACTTATATTCTGCCATGTCATCTGCTCCCCCTTTTTATATTCTTGGAGCCACGAACTTGATATAATGCATGACTTCGGCAAAGCAACCATATTTGTATATCTAAAAGATGCCCTTGCGTTACTTTTTGTATTGCCATTATTGCGCCACTGTATCTCTCCGTGCAAGGTCTTAACAACTATTTGCAGCCAGTCTATTAATACCCATGGGTCAAATGCTGTCCTATCTGCTGTTAAATACCCGATAAAATAAAATTGAGCAGCAAGTTTGAACCAGTCGCCATGTTCGCCCGTCATCGGGTTTTGATAATGTTCAACCGTTACAGACTTATAGTTTGCATATTCATGCGATAAAAACTTCTCTTGTCCTAGTAATATTTGGCCTGACGGTAGAGTTAACTTAACATCAATAGCAAAGTATTTATCTAACACAGCATCATCTTCATTCTCCGCTCGCTTAATATCTGTTGTAGCACCAAAAATGCTGCGATAAATATTGTCGGCAATAGGCCGCCCAGCCAATTCCTGTAACCGTCTAGGGTTTTTGTTAAAATCTCTCATTGTCGCCTTGTTCCCAGCCTTCCCTCGATAATTTCCACGTACTCTTCTTCTCGCTCGATAAGCGTACAGTCTCTATCATCAGGACATACTGCCCCTGTTGTGCCGCTCCCAGCAAACGGGTCTAGTATCTTGTCGCCTGGATATGACCCAAACTCCACAAGACGCCGGATAAGCCCTTCTGGTTTTTGCGTTGGATGCAGCTTCTTGTCGGCAAAATTGGTTT